GGTGTGGATAAAAGAGCTACTATTAATGTAAAGTTTCACAAAAGAAGATTAGGTGAAGATCAAAATGTTTTTGTAAGAGAAGGCGACTTTGTTCTTTATGGAGACATCTTTTATGAGATCACAGAATTAAATGAGCCAAAGCAGTTATTTGGACAGATTGATTTCCGTTACGAGATTGAAGCTAAGTGCGTAAGAGCAAGGAAGGGAAAATTTAATGCCAAATAAGTCTACAAAACAAAAAACACTTAGCCCATCAACCCTAGAGACGGTTGATTTCGCCCTCTACAATTGGCTAAATGAAAAGCTAGACATCTATACGGATTCCAACGAGGGTCGTAGAAAGGTTCCAATCATTTGGATTACCGCAGAAAGAGCTTTTCAAGTCAAGGATGATAAAGAATTGAGAGAAATCGATTCACAGTCTATCATTTATCCAGCTATGGTTGTCGAAAGAAACTCAGTTTCTAAGACAAACGCAAACGAAAGAGTTGTCCCAGGCAACATTTTCCCTCAGATGGACAGAAAGCGAGGGGCCTTTCCTCTCTATAGGAGAGTGGTAAAAGACAAGACACAGAATTTTCAAAATGCGGTAGCGAAAAGATACACAAATCAGACACAAGAAACTTTTAAGCTGCCATTTGAATCTAATGAAGTGGTTTATGAAACACTTTACACCGGTTACCCTGTGTTTTTAAACATGAACTACACAATTAAGATTAGAACAATTTACATTCAGCAGTTAAACGAGATCTTGTTGCCTTTCCAAAGATTCACAGGCGGCATTAATCAGTTTTTAGTGGAACACGAAAATCATAAATACGAAGCTTTTATTGAAGATGATTACTCAATTAGTAGTAACGCTTCTAATCTAGGCGGTGAAGAAAAGAAATTTGATGCTGAGATCAAAATAAAAGTTTTAGGTTACATCACAGCAGACGGCATTAATCAAGATACTCCTTATGTCGTAAGTCGTGAATCGCCAGCCAAGATTAGATTCACAAGAGAGCGTAGTATGTTAGGGGAGAGGAACCCTGACAACGACGATGGTTTCTTTAGACAATAAGCATTTTGGCTTTTGAAAAACTATTTACATTAGACTATTGTCCGAGGAGTTTTAACACATGGCAGTTTCAGCAAAAAACTTTAGATTCATTTCACCCGGTATCCGAATCGAGGAGATCGACCGCTCCCAAATTCCAGCAGACGAGCCAGCAATTGGCGCGTGCGTAATTGGTAGAGCAGCAAGAGGTCCAGCTTTTACCCCTGTAGAGGTAAGAAGCTTTTCAGATTTTGTAGCTACCTTTGGTGAGCCAGTAGCCGGTGGTCAAGGCGGCGATGTATGGAGAGAAGGTAATTACACTTCTCCAATGTATGCAACTTATGCAGCACAGTCATGGCTAAGAAACGGCGAAGCCCTTACATTTATGAGAACATTAGGTGTTGCTTCTGATGATGCCACAACAACTGGTAAAGCTGGTTGGCAAGTTGGTGAAATTACATCGGCCTCTAATGGTACTGGCGAGGGTGGTGCTTATGGTCTTTTAGTATGGGAGTCAGGTTCTGGTGCTGGTGGTGCAGCTTACCAAACTGGTACTCTAGCAGCCGTTTGGTATTTAGAAACAGGTTCAATCCAGTTGAGTGGCAACTTTGTTGATACTCCCGCTTCTAGTGGATTAAAGACTTCAACACTTATTAGCAGTGATGCAAATGGTCAGTTTACAGCGCAGTTCCAGGGAACTGGGAACACCTCAGAGCCGCTACCCACTTCTAAATTTAAGTTTAGTTTGCAGAAAAGCAGTTCAGTGTTTGCAAGAAAAGTATTCAACACAAACCCAACATTGTTAGGAAGACAATCAGCTAATGATCCAGTTGGCTATTTCTTAGGTGAAACATTTGAGAATAGTCTGGTAAAAGGCGACGGAACAGCAATAGATGCTGGTGGCGATCTTTGGGGTATGATTGTTGGCTTGGGAGCCAGTGGAAAGAGCGCTTCTGATTTTAGAATCGGTGCCTTAGATCAAGATAACTCTGTGCCGAGGTCCGGCTGGGTTATCAGCCAAGACCAATCAAACGACACAGCTTCATTTAGTAGTGACATGACTGCTAACATTAATAGTGGTCGTGTTGAAAAACTATTCAGATTAGTTGGACTAAACAGCGGTCAGTGGATTCAAGAGAATCTTAAGATGTCAATTGAAAACATTAGACCACCCGTTGATGCCAATGTCGATCCATACTACAGATTCAATGTTGTTCTAAGAAGGCTTGGCGACACAGATACTAGCAAGCAGATTGTAGAATCATTTACCGACTGTACTCTCAACAAGAATGATGATGATTACTTGCTTAGAAAGATTGGTACAAAATATGTAACTTATGATGAAGCTACAAACAGAAACATTGAAAATGGTGAGTATGATAACCGATCTGAATATGTAAGAGTCGAAGTTAATAGTAAATACGCTGATGGATTTGAGGCAACGTTGATCCCATACGGTGTTACAGGCCCAACAAGATACAAGCCTCACGACATCGCGTCATCAGTGACACTCCCCGGTGGTGGCAACCGCTTCTTGTTGGTTGGCAATGAAATGAATGGCAATACTGCCATCGCCGCTGTTGTTGCCGAGGTTCCAGCGGGTGGTCTTCTCTGCACATTCCCAGCACCAAAAACTAGAGCTACAGCTAACTTAGCCACTGTTGGTGCTTACAGAGTAGCTAACTTTGGTGTAAGTGTAAGAGATGATGGTGCTAACTTGGTAAGAGAAGATGTTATCGATCTTTCAAGAATAAAACCAGCCGGAATTAGCGGACAGTACGATTCCGGCTCATACCTAGATTATTCATTTATCACAACTCTAGACAATGTAAAATACAGTGGAGCAACAAACTCCCTACCAGGAACATCATCAGTTCTAGTTTATGCTAACGATGCCCGCTCCGGTGGTGCTTCACTATCAGCAAAAAGTGGCTCAAATGAGATCTTAGAATTGTCCACTGGTGCCCCTGGTCTAACTACATTGTTCTTTGGAGGCACTGATGGTTTTGATATTACAGTATCAGACCCACTAGCTCCCGGTCAAATCGCAGTTAACAACAAAGAGAACAGCTACGAGTACTTTACACTTGAGAGAGCAATTAACACAGTAAAGAATCCAGAAGAGGTTTCTTACAATGTTATCGCTGTCCCAGGCATGAACAATAGTTCATTGAACAGCAAACTAGTAGCCAACACTGAAGAAAGAGCAGATGCTCTAGCAGTAATCGAATACGAAGGTTCTTATGTCCCACCAGCAGATTACCGCTACAGCACTAATAGCTCAACCAATGGCAATGTTAACACTTACATTACAAATAGAAAGAGCGATGGCACAAACTCAAGCTATGCTGCAACTTACTTCCCATGGGTAAAGGTTCGCGATAATATCAACAGCACAGATCTTTGGGTGCCAGCTTCAGTTGCTGCTCTAGGTGCAATGTCCTACACAGACCGTGTACAAGCTCCATGGTTCGCCCCTGCTGGCTTTAACCGTGGTGGTCTATCCTCTGGTGTGTCTGGACTCCCAGTCGTCTCTACAGCCCTCAAGCTCTTCAAGGACGACAGAGATGATCTATACGAGGTTGGTGTTAACCCAATCGCTACATTCCCAAATGAGGGTGTAGTCATCTTCGGTCAGAAGACACTACAGATTCAGAGATCAGCCCTAGATAGAATTAATGTTCGCAGACTTCTAGTGTTCCTCAAGAGAGGCATTTCTAGAATCTCTAACGGTGTTCTATTTGAGCCAAATGTACCAGATACTTGGAATAACTTCAAGAATCAAGCAATCCCATTCTTAACTGATGTTAAGACTCGTTTTGGTTTAACTGATTACAAGTTGGTTCTAGATGAAACTACAACAACTCCTGACTTGATTGACCAAAACATCTTGTATGCCAAGCTGTTCATCAAGCCAGCAAGAGCAATTGAATACATCGCTCTAGACTTCATCATCACCAACACTGGGGCATCTTTCGATGATTAATTTAAGGACAAACTATTTAGGTTTAGGAGACAAAAAATAAATGGCTACAGCAATTCCAGTTTGGGCAAACCCACTAACAGAACCAAAAAGAAAATATAAGTTTATTCTTAACATCGCAGGAATCCCAGCCTATGTTGTTAAGACTACGGACAGACCAACCGTTACAGTTGGCGAAGCTAAGCATGAGTTTTTGGTTCACGACTTTAAGTTCCCAGGCAGAGTCACTTGGAATGATATTAGCATTAACCTAGTAGATCCAATTGATCCTGATGTTTCAAGTCGTCTATTAGCTCTTGTAAGAAATGCTGGTTATGTCTACCCTGGTGATTTTAGCGGCTCACCTTCAGATCCTAACTACCTAAGAAAGTCAGTTGGCAAATCTAACTTTATTGATCAATTGGGTCAAGTTACAATTGATACTCTCAATACTGCTGGTGAAACAATTGAAACTTGGAGACTTAATAATGTTTGGGTTAAGTCAGTAGCTTACAATCAAATGAGCTACAGCGATGAAGGCTTAATTGAGCTTCAACTTCAAATTGCCTATGACTGGGCTGAACTAGAAACATTCAGTCCCACTGAATAATTTAGAGTCGAACTAATTATATTAGTATGGCTGGCACACTTGGAAATTTAACCAAATACACAGTCTTTAATGGACAATCACAATTGTTCAGTAGAGACTTACAATTTAATGCACAACAAAAGTTTCGCTTTGTAGCATTAATTGATGACATTCCTGCTTTTTACATTAGCCGTATTGATCGCCCTTCATATACAGTTCAAACTCAAGAACATACTTTATTAGATCATGTTGTAAGATACCCAGTTAGGGTTAAATGGGACCAAATCTCATTTACTATTAAAGAAATTTATGGTGGGGATACTGTCGGATCAGTGGGCGGCAATGTTATGGCAAAATTATTAGCTCACTCATACTACTATCCTGATGATGTAAATACCTCTGCTGGATCTAGTGCGCTAACAGCAATACTAAATCCGTTGGATGCAACGAGAGATGCTGCCTTTGGAACTAGAAATTTAACGAAAGAAAATCTTACTAGAGCTTTGGGTAATTTAAAAATTGTTTCATTAAAACCAGATGGATCTACATTTGAAACGTGGACAATTTATAATGGTATGATAACAGCAGTTAAGTTTAGCGAGAACTCTTATTCGGATGATAGCTTAACAGATGTTACAGTTACGGTACAATATGATTGGGCTAAGTTAGAGCTTGGTCAAGGTTTATTTTAAGAGGTTTAAATGAGAAATAATGAGGGAAGAACTCAAATCCCTCCTGAGCTTCTAGATCAATTTATGAAGCAGCAAGAGGAGAAGTTCGCTAAACAACCCCTGCCACAACAACAACCAAAGACAACAACAGGGTATCAAGTACCAACAGACTTTGTTGAATTACCATCAAAAGGACTATTTTATCCAGAAAACCATCCTTGGCATAATAAAGAAAAAATAGAAGTTCGTTATATGACAACAAGAGAAGAGGACATTTTAAGTTCCGATGCTTATGCCAAAGCCGGTGTTATGTTTGATAAATTAATAGAAAGTGTTGCAATCGACAGGGTTGATTCTACTACTCTATTGCCAGGGGATAGAAATGCTATTTTAATTAATGCTAGAAAAAACTCATACGGCAGTGATTATAATTTTGCAATACTATGCCTCAATTGTTATGAAAATTTAGAATGCTCGGTTGATTTAACAGATTTACAGTCAATTCAAATCGATTTAGATAAGGTAACCGATAACAATACAGTTAGCGTAGAACTACCAGCATCTAAGAAACAAGTTGAATTTAAAATAATGACTTCTGGGGACATTAGCCAAGTTACTAAATCAACAGAACAACAGAAGAAGCACGGCATTCAACCAAATGAAAGTGTAGAACTTCATAGAAGGATGATAGTGTCAATTGATGGCGATAATAGTCCAATGACTATTAATACTTTTGCACAATCTATGTTGTTAAAAGATTCAAGATTTTTAAAATCCCAGTATGTTAAGTTTAGTCCAGATGTAGACTTCTCCTATGAAAAGAAGTGCGAAAAATGTGATCACCTAAACAAAGGAGGTGTGCCCGTTGGGGCTAACTTTTTTTGGTCTGACGAGTGATTATTTTAGTTCTGTTTATGAGCAAATCTTTTTAATGGTGTTAAAATCTAATTTTAGTTTTACTGAAGCTTATTCCCTTCCTATTAATTTAAGAAATTGGTTTTTTGATAAATTAGTCAAGTATCATGAAATGATTAATAAAACTAATAACTAATCTAATTATAGAGAGGTAAAACACACCTATGGCTATAGATCCGAATCAACTTACTGAATTATTTACTAGAGCTTTAAATGGGCAATTAAAAGCAGACCAAATTAGATCGCTTGCTCGTAATGGACAGATTGATACAAAACAAAGAGACACGTTATTAAAAGCTGCGCAGAAATTTCAGAGCACTCAAAGTACAGCTAATAAAACATCTGGTTTAACAAGGGACTTAACTGGCGCTCTTGGAGAAACATACAGCGCGTTTCAAAACATTACCGGTGGCGCTACAGTTTTAGAAGAAACGCTGACAGCCCTAGGTAAACAAGTGGGCAACACAACGCGCGACCTATTAAAATCTAATTCAGCAGGAGATCTGACTAAGACTTCAATAGAAGGCATGATCAGGTCCTTTAATACTTTATTAAAACCTCTGTCTGGCGTTATTGACAGGATTGAGGGTTATAGAATAGCTTTAAACCAGTCAGGCGTTGATGGAAGAAAGTTTATTTTAGAACTTAGACGACAACAAGATGCTTTAACCAATTATTACATTACTTTTGATAAACTAAATCAAGTTTTTGTAGAGTATCAATCTAGATTATCTCAAACTATTTCATCTGGGTATCCCGCACAAAGAGAAGCTCTTATGAAAATAGCGGCTATTAATGAAAAATTTGGCGTTAGCATTTCAACTACGACAGATGTAATTAATCAACTAGACACAGGAATGCAGTTATCTGCAAACCAAACAGATGTTTTTTCTAGAAGACTACAAAAATTTGCCATAGACACCGGACAGCCAGTAACAAAAGTATTTAGTGATTTCGCCTCAGCAGCAGGAAAATTCTTTGTAGAGTTGGATCCTGACAAAGCTTTAAAGAAATTTACTATTTTTCAACAAGTGGCTCGTAGATTAGGAACGGATGTAAGTCAGTTAACTCAACTAACAGATAATTTTGAAACCATAGATAAGGGAATGGAGTTTGGTGGTAATCTAAACATGTTACTCTCAAACCTTGGTGGTTCATTTGACGCGGTTCAGGCTACTCTCATGAGCCAGCCCGAAAGAATGCGATACATTGCTGAACAAGTTGGACAAGTTGGTGATCGAATTCGTGGAATGTCTGATTTGGGTCAAAGAGCCATTTTAAGAGAATTGGCAACGCAGCTTGGCGTAGATGTTGGTATGGTTAGGTCTTTAATTAATAAAGATAAAACAGCAGACATTCAAAGGTTTATTGATGGAACTACTAATTTAGCTGCAATGGGCGTTGAAGAACAGGCAGCTAGAGCAAGAGAAATGACAACTCGTACAGAGAAAGTACAAACAGCCAATGATAAAATGATTTCAAGTATAACTATTGCTGCTGAAAAATTAGCACAATCTCTAACTGACGCAAAAGTAGTGTTAGCTGGTAAAGGTATAGAAAAAGCAATGAGTTATTTGGAAAAATTTGCCCCAGAAGTTGATAAACTTACTGCGCAAGTATCTCAATTTGCAACTTCCGTTCAGAAAAACGGTATTGCTTATCAAGAGGCAACGAAAGACCAAGTAGAAGCTTTAAATAAAAACACTAGAGCACAAAGAACACCAGGGACAGGACAGAGATTACTTCCATAAGTTTGTAATTATTAAGGAGAAATAAAATTGCATAATCGTGCGGATACTTTAAAATTTTTGAAACAAACTCTCCAAGAGGATGAAAAACTTAAATACGCTTCAAATGAAGAGCGCGAATTAAGATTAAAGTATCCCTTTGCAAATGTGTTTTTACAATTTCCAACTACTGGTGAAAGTATTGCTTTTCCTGCGTACATGAAGAATTTGCAAGACACTTTTAATCCAAAGTTTAATACAATTGATGTATTTGGTCGTGTTGATCCAATTCCAGTTTATCAAGGTACCTCTAGATCAATAACTTTTAGTTTAATGATGCCTGCCTATAAAGAGGAGCACGCTAGAGAAATCTTGTCAAATATCAACACAGTTGTAAAAAATCTTTATCCATCGTATCTAAATACACAAAACGAGCAAACTAAGATAATTAATTCGCCACCTCTTATTAGAATAAAATTTGCTAATCTTATTTGCGATCATACAAACCCATCAAGAGGATTACTAGGTTATCTTAATGGCTCAATTAACATTACGCATGGTTTAGAGGCAAATGGAATTTTCCTAATAGATGCTGGTAATGGAGATGGGGCAGTTTATGTTAAAACATACGAAGTTTCTTTTAACATGAGTGTTTTACACGAATCAACTCCCGGTTTTAATGAAAGAGGCGAATTCCTAGGCAATAGTGAATTTCCTTACTCATTGGATTCATCCGGCACCTCATTTTTTAAGGAGCAAACAGAAGGAAGCGCCAACACCAGTGCTACTAGCACAACTACATCTCAATTGCCGGGTAGTACTAATGGCAATGGAACTAAACAAAATAAGATTATAAATAAAATAACGGGAGCTAAATAATGGCTGTTTCTAGATATAATAATTTAGTAGAGTTTATAAACGCCACATCTGGCTATCGTAAAACATTTAAAGGTAGATTTGGAGAACAAGGTATAAGACAAACAGGCGTTAACAAACTTTCATACCCTAACCAAGAAATCTATGATAGAATAGAAACAATCGCAATTACCTGGAAAGTAGGAGATAGATTTTACAAACTATCTTCAAAGTATTATAATAACCCAGAATACTGGTGGGTTATTGCTTGGTTTAATAAAAAGCCGACTGAGCAACACGTTCAATTAGGTGAAACTATTTTAGTGCCACTATTTTTAGATGAGTTATTAAGCATAATTGGATTATAAGAATGACAGTAGATTTAGGATCATCATTACAGCTTTTTTTCCCAATAGTGCCGGGAGGCTTATCAAGACAAACTTTTTTAAACGAGGTTTTAACGCCACAAATACAAAGAGGCGATACCGACTCACAAAGAAGTGCCCTTGCTAGAATTTTATATGATGACCATTTTGAAAAAAGT